TGGCTTCACCCCAGCGTTCACCACATTCTTTCTCATGTAGTGCAATCTTTTCTAAAGCCTCTAAAGCTAGATCTAGTGTAGCGTCTTGTCCTTGCTTCATTACCAAGGCACGCCATCAGCAGTTGTTGGATTCTTCTGCTCATTAATGTTCGCAGTAAGACCAGCTTCAATCCCTGCTTGGTCAACTTCAGCCTGCACCCAGCCAATGACATCAGCTTCTGTCAGGTCTGCATAAGCAATGTAATCTGATGCAGAAGGGTCTGGGGTAAATCCACAAGTCCCATAGGATGAAGCAGTGTAAGTGTTCTCACCCACAGTTTCTTCTTCAGTAACTCGCCAATGGGCTACGATTACCCCACCGTCTGATGTGTTGTGTTCTAGTGTTGCTATAGTCCATGTAGCCATTACGGTTCCTCCGTCTGTGCAGCGTTATAAGCTGCTATAGCCTCTGCGGTATGGAAAGTATTACACATGGCCTGAACCTCTGCGCTTTCGCTTGACCAATCGTCTGCTGGGCCTACTGTGTGGCGATGGAAAGACCTACTGATTTCCTCACCGTCCCTGCTGATTACTGTAGCTGTACGGACTTGGATGACTTTCCAGCCTCCGCAGTCTACTACTTCAATCTTGTCTTCTACTGTTGCTTCTGAAAGTGCCATATTTTATCTCCTTTTATGGACTGTCCGACCCTAGAATCCACTAGGGTTATTCGCTTGTTTCGTAAACTATTGAGAACCGCGAACCGTCTGAGTTAGTACCGTTTGTCGCGCTGAACCAAATTCTGTCAGTTGACGCAACAAACGCGGTCGCTGAAACACTAATTGCACCGTTAACAACTGGCGCTGTTCCTTCAAATGATTCGTTAAATGGTACTCCAGTTAAATAACATTGGTTGTTAAAAGACCCGCCAGTAATTGCTACGTTGAGCATTACAAACCGCCCAATCTTTGTGTAAGTTGCAGAAACCGATGTTGGGTTTGTAGCCCAGCCAGAATAACCAGAAGGAGTCCAAGTCCCTTCTTCATAGTCATCCAGCTTATTGGCTGCTGCTGTGCCGCCTAGGTATGCACCGCCTGACAGGTAAAGGTCTTTGAAGCGTCCACCATTGACTCCTAAATCAATAGCGGCATCTCTAACAGCATTGGTTGACGTATTCCAAGGCTGAAGTGTTTCGCTAGTTGCCGCAAATAAAACCCCAGTATCACCTGTACCAATCCCCATATTTCCAGAACTATGGGAAAAAATACTACCGACTGTGGTGCCGTCTTTGCGAAGGTCAATAATGGTTCCGTCATTAGTATTTTTATTGAAATACGCCGTAGCTTGCGCGGCTGAACCTGTGCGGCTGAATACACCATAGCCATTACTGCCGAAAGCACCTCCAGTGTTTGTGTTACCTACTCCCGGTGCAGCATCAGTAGTCCCCACCAGCACATTCTCAGAACTATCAATAGTGATGGCGATAGCGTCTGCATTGTCATCAATGCCAGGGGACGTAAAGGAACCAGTAAACGTTGGGTTAGCTGTAGGAGCCTTAGCATCCAACTGGGTCTGGATTGCTGACGTAACCCCATCAACGTAGTTCAGTTCCGTAGTGGTAGCAGTAACGCCATCCAATATATTCAACTCAGCGGTAGTCGCAGTCACACCATCCAGCAGATTGATTTCTGCCGGTGTGGAAGTGATAGACACCCCACCGATTTGTAGCGTGGTGGCGTTTACCTCACCCGCAGGGCCATAGATAACCGCCGCGCTGTTTACGATAGTTCCAGCAGATGAACCATCAACCAGATTCAATTCAGTCGCGTCAGATGTAACGCCGTCCAGGATGTTCAGTTCCGAAGCCGTGGACGTTACAGCCGTCCCACCCAACGTCAGGTTGGTGATTGATGCGCTGGTCAGCGTGAGCGAGCCAATAGTGTTACCGTTCAGCGCAGCATTTAGGTCGGTATCCGATACGTTATCTAAGTCTGCTCGAGCCAGCTCGAATCCACCCGCAGTAGAACCATCGTGGACGACTAGGGAGTCATTTGTGGTGTTTACTGATACCTCACCCTCCGCACCTGTGAATGCGGTTACCTGGGCGTTGGTGCCTCGTCTGAGCTGTAATTGTGTAGCCATGTTATCCCTCTAGTTCTCGCAGTTGTTCCAGCGCCCAAGCAAAATCGGGGTGGTCTGGCGAGTATTGTTTAATATCCATTGTAACAAGGTCGTCTATCACCTGCCGGAATCGCAGTACAATGCCATCCTCGTTTTCGTATCCTTCAAATAGTTCCATTAAGTAACCTTGTAAATCTTATAAGTCAGCACCAGGTTGTTTGGTGATCCCCACCCAGCAACACGCCTGCCCATCATGTCTATCTGAATGGTGAATGCCTGCGTGCCTGTAAACTTGGTGAGCGGGAGGATTGTGGCAACTGGGCCAAGCATCCCCACGCTTTCATATCCAGTCCAAGTAGACCAGGAGCCGGTCATCTCGACGTTGCAAAGGTAAGTCTCGTTAGAACCACCCCAGGCGCTGAATCCTGCGGGATACACGCCCTCGATGAAGTAGGTTTCGACGACTTCTATACTTGGATTGTGGCCGAAAGTGTAGGTTTTATCTGGCAGCGTATAGGTGCCAGTGGCAACCACTAGCGGACGGCTAATTACTACGCCATTGAATTCAGCACTGCCGTTCTTGTTGATCTTCCAGCCGGTAGAACCAGAAACGTAGTTGGTCGATTGAATCTCGTTGCCAATCTTCGCGTTAGTAACGATACCGTCAGTAATCTGAGCACTGCTTGTCAGGACGTTGTTAGCGGCTAGCTTGCTACCAGTGATAACCCCTGCAACGATGTTCGAAGTCTGGATGAACTCAAACGAACCAATAGCACTGACCACCGCGTTAGTGGTGACAGCGCCTGTCTGGATCGCGCCAATCACGGCAGAGTCAGCGAATATCTGGGAAGTGTTTAACTCGGTTGATGTTATCGTCCCAGCAAGGATTTCCGAAGCCGTGACCGCACCCGCAGCAATCTTTGCAGCAGTAACGGAATCAGCCGCTAGCTTGTCGGTTGATATAGCACCTGCAGCAATCTTATCTGTGACCACTGAACTGGCTTGCAGGCTAGACGTTGATACCTGCCCCGCAGTCAGGCTTGCAGCTTGCACCTGACCAAACACCTGCGTAGCCAAGTCCACCTGGTCATCTAGGTCTGCCGCTGAAATAGCAGAAGTCCAAGACGTACCGTTGTAACGGTAGAGCTTGTTGTCCGTGGTCAGCATTACCACGCGCCCAGTCGTTAGGTCAGTCGAGGGGAGCGTAGAAACCCGCTCAACAGGTCGTAGCGTGTCGCTGAATACGCTTTCTGGCAGTGTGCCAGTCAGGTCGTTGGTGTTTACTAACGCCGTGAATTCAGGGACGGATGAATCGTACCTGTAAATCTTGGGAGGGCTTTCGCCGGTGTTGAAAACGAATACCGGCCCAGTATAAGCCGTGGGCGAGGGCAGGCTAGTGACGATGGAAACAGGTTCAACGCCCGACGCAAACGAAGCCGCAGTGATAGAACCTGGGTCAACAGATGAAGCGGTAAATATCTGGTCGGACCACGCTGTGCCTGTCCAGACGTATAATTCGTTCTCAGGCAGCAACAGCTTAACCTGCCCCGTGTGATCGCCGCTCGCCGGTAGACTCGTGACAGGCTCGATACCGAAAGCGTCACCCTCTGCAAACTGGTCTAAGACCGATTGGGCCAAATCGTCTAGGGTTATCTTTTCAGTCGTTGCAGAAAATGCCGCGCTGAAGCCTGACTGATTACCTGAACGGTCAACTGACCGCAGCCAGTAGTATCTTGTGACCTCATTGCCCAGCCCCGTGACCGTGTGCTGGTCAGACTTGGTTCTGACAATTAGGCTGGCGGTGTTCAGGTTGTTAGTGGTGTTCTCGAAGATTTCCACATAGGCCAAATCACTATCACTGGGCAGCTCGTAGTCCAGCTTGATTTGCTGGATTCTGCCGTAGGCAACAATGCTCCCTGGAACCGCTGGCGCGGTCTGGTCGCCCTGTAGGGTTAACGTGGATGATATGAAGCCGCTCGTGCTGCCGGTAAACGTTACAGCGCGGACGCGGAAGGTGAACTCTTCTAGCTCCTTCATGCCCGATATAACAGTGCTGGTGCCAAACACGTTCACAGATGAGAACAAAGCCCCCGCCCCCGTGATAGCTTCATTCACACCACCGTAGTTTAGTTCTAAGGTGGTGGCATCGCCGACAGAACCATAGCTAATGATTGACGTGTAGGCATCACCAACGGAACCGTAGTCAATCTCGCCTTGTGAAGTCTGCTTCCACTCAACCTCATAGAAGGAAACGTAGGTATTCGGGCTAGGCGCAGTCCATGACACCTGAACCGCGGGCAATACCGAGCCATCGTTACCCAGGACCGTTGTTTCTGTCAGTGTCAGGCCAGTAGGTGCTCCCTGGGCTGGGATGTCGTCAACAATATCTGAGTAGTTTGGATTGTTTGGCCCTACAGTGGCGAAGATCGTGGACGTATCGTTATCAGGGTTTCGGTCTGAGCGAACAAAGGTGGAGTTGATATCCCCGCCATAGGCTAGAGCGCGAATCCAATAGTAACGGGTGTCGCCGACGGCAATCGAATCAACAGAATTAGATGAGTCATGAATGAACTGAGTGCCACGGGTTTCACCAATCAGCTGCGAGTTATCCCACGAAGAATCGGCAGAGGCATATATAGCGATGGTTTCAAAGAGCTTGGTATTACTGGGATTCGTCCAGTTCAGCTCGATGCTTTTCAGTCCAGCCGTAGCGGATAGATTCTGGGGGTCTGGTACACCGCGGAACCCGTCAACAATTGCCCCTGTAATGTCGATAGTGCTGTATTCATTCGCCGCTGGGTCCGCGTAGGAACCTGAGTCATCTTCCAGCAGTGTTAAATTTACAACGCCGTCTTGGGTATCTGAGAACGACCACGCCGCGCAACGAAAGACCTTGTTGCTATAACCCAGCTCGGAAACGGTGACGCTCACCCTGTCCCCAACGTCTATCCGCAGGCCGGTTAGATTGGCTGGGAATACGATGACCTTCTGCTGGTCACTTATTTGAATCTGCTTGTGGGCGATTCGCTGCGCCATGTACTGGTCATTCGTGAAAGACAGCTGAACGTCCCTTATCAGAACTTCGCCGTTATCTCGGTTAACTGCGCTTGTAAGCGATACTTCTGGAGCCTCGACGCTTTTGTGCTGCTTGGCGGGATCAATA